ATTATGTTGCAGTACCTGATGGTGGAAAAGTAATTAAAATTATAACTGCATTACAAGGAGCTATCTCTGGTGGAAATGCAGCTATATCTTTTGAAATTGGTGGAACTGCAATAACTGGTGGTGGAATAACTGTTGCACATTCAGGTTCAGCAGCAGGTGATATTGATACAGCAGAGCCAACAGCAGCAAACCAAGTAGAAGAAGGTGGATCTATCGAAATGCTTACAGATGGTGGTTCTACTGGAGCTAAAAAACTTGGTGTAACTTTTGTAATTAGAAGATAAGGAGTAACATGTCACACATTGCGATGAGACCTGTTACAACGCAAAAAGTTACTTCATCAGGATCTTCAACTCAATCATCTGCATTTGGATCTAATATAGAGTATGTTAGAGTCGTACCAGATGCTGATTGTCATATAGAGTTTGGAGTTAATCCTACAGCAGCAAATACTAAAATATTTTTAGAAGCAAAATCATCAGAATACTTTAAAGTATCTGAAGGTGAAAAAGTTGCTGTCATAGGATCTGTAAATTTATACGTAACTGAATTGACAGAGTAATGGGAAAAGTTCGATCTGTAGAATACGATGGTGGAATAAAGACTAAGTATATCCAAGAGTCAGATGGTAAGCTAACTATTAACAATCAACAAAACGTCAATCCTTTGTTGAAAAGAAATAAAGAGCTTTATAATCATGATAATGGATATTTGTCAAAAACTAAAGAAATGAAAAGAGTAGCTAGTGTACCACCATTAGTACTACAGATCTGGGCAAAAGAATATAATGGTAGTAACAACTGGTTTGCATTACCAAAAGAAACACAAAAAAAAATAATGAGAACTAAACTTAATAGTAGTGAGTTTAGATATTTTAGAACAGCAGAAGGCAGTTTATAATGGCATTATCAACATATACAGAATTAAAAGCATCTATAGCAAACTTCTTAAATAGATCAGATCTTACAACTGAGATACAAGATGACTTTATTAAATTAACAGAAGCTGACTTCAATGCTAAATTAAGAATTAGACAAATGGAACAGATTGATACTATCACAATAGATAGTGAAACAGAATCTGTACCTACAGGATTTATAGCAGTAAGATCATTTTATATTTTACAATCATCAACCAAGTATCCTTTAGAATATATCACACCACATAACTTGTTTGAAATTAAAGGTGGTTCTCGTACTGGTAGACCTAGAGCATACACAATAGAGAGTGATAATGAAGCAGAAACTTTTAGATTTGGTCCTGCCCCTGATACTAGCTATACTGGTTACTTATCATACTATAAAGCTATATCAGCTCTTAGTGATACTAATACATCAAATTACATCTTAGCAAATCACCCTGCTATATATTTATATGGATCTTTATATCATGCAGCAAACTTTCTTGGTGGAATAGATCAAACACAATTATCACAATGGTTACAAATGTATTCTACAGCTTTAGAAAGATGTGAGAATAACGACAGACAAGATTCATATGGAGGAGCACCTGTTCAACAAAGAACAGATGTACAAACAGATTTATCATTTTATAGGCAAAGATAATGCAAGTACCTTTTGGAGAATGGCTACCAGATCAACCTGAACATTTAAATCCAGGAGCAAACGTAGCTACTAACGTATATCATACAATAAATAGTTATAAGAGATTTCCATCTCTTGTAGCTTATAGTGCAAATAATATGGCAAAAGATTCTAGAGGTGCAGGATCTTTTAGAGATAATACTAATACAGTATATAATTTTACAGCATCTAACTCAGATATATTTCAATTATCATCAGGAACATTTACATCTAGAAAATCTAGTTTAACTGGTGGAGATACAGACTTTTTTACATTCACACAATTTGGACAATATGTAATAGCTAGTAATGGTGTAGATGCACCACAATATTACTTAATGGGTACATCAACTAACTTTGCTAATCTTAGCTCTATAGCTAGTGCAGGAACTGTACCAGTATTTAGAGTATCAGGAGTTGTTCGAGACTTTTTTGTTACAGGTAACCACACAAATAAAACTAACAGAATACAATGGTCAGGTATTAATGATGTTAGTACATGGTCAGGAAAACAATCAGACTTTCAAGATTTGCCTGGATCTGGTGGACAGGTAGTAGCAATAACCTCTGGTGAGGTAGGATATGTATTTAGGCAAAATCAAATAATTCGTATGGACTATGTTGGTGGAGCAGTTGTATTTAGACTATCAGTAATATCACCAAATAGAGGAGCTGTTTATGGTAGAACAGTATGTCAAGATAATAGAAATGTATTCTTTTATTCTGATGATGGTTTTTACCAATTAACAGGTGATTCTGTAACACCAATTGGTGCAGAAAAAATAAATAGATTTTTTGATCTTAATGTAAACAAAGCATTTACAGATAGAATATGTGCAGCTGTAGATCCATTTAATCAGTTAGCTATATGGTTGTACCCAAGCGTTAATAATACTTCAAACACAACTGGTATTTGTGATAGAATATTAATATACAATTATGCAACTAAGAAATGGACTCTTGGTGAAACAAATGCAAGTACAATCTTTTCTCAGTTTGTAGGAGCATATACAGTAGAATTAATGGATATTATATCTCAGAATCTAGAAAACATTAACGCAGCTCTAGATACAGACTTTTGGAGTGGTGGACAGTTGTTTCTAGGAGCTATTGATAACGATTTTAAAGCAGCTATTTTTTCAGGAACTAATAATCAATGTGAAGTAGAAACATCTGAATTAGAACCTTTTCCTGGACAAAGAGCTAATGTAACTGGTGTTAGACCTATTGTAGACGCAGCTTCTACATTAACAGTTAAAACAAGAGAAAGAGTTGCAGATGACGAAACAGAATCATCATCAGTAACACAAAACGCTAGTGGTATGAATCCAGTACGTAAGTCTGGTAGATATATTAGAGCCAATGTTAAAGTTGCATCAGGCACTACATTTACACATGCACAAGGCGTAGACTTTCTAGCAACAAGGGCAGGTATAAGATGAGTGAGAAAACTAATATTGATAATGTAAGATATTCATTTGAAACACAAGAATTTTTTCAAAGACAACTTGAAGAAGCAGTAAACAGATTAATAAATAAGAACAATACAGAAAGCGATAAAGCTTTTGCTTGGTTTATGAATTAAGGAGAAATATGGCAGGAATAAAAGACTATAGTTCAACAGCAGCAAATAACAGTTCAGTAGGAGGAGTTAGTATTGCAGAAGGTATGTTACCTTCTAATATTAATAATGCCTTTAGAGCTTTTGCAGCTGATATAAGAGAGTTTTACAATGACTCTCAATGGGTTATATATGGTGATGGAGATGGATCATTTACAGCAGCATATGCTAGTGCTACATCTTTTACAATATCAGGATCTAACGTTACATCTTTTTACCATGCTGGAAGAAGAATTAAAGCAGTAGGATCATCTACTGGAACGATAGTTGGAACAATATCTAGCTCATCATTTTCAACCAATACAACAGTAAATGTTACTTGGGATAGTGGATCATTATCAAATGAATCTCTTACAATCTATGTTGGTGTACTTTCACAAACAAATGATTCTATACCTGAAGATGTTATTGATGCAGCCAATTTAAAATCTAGTTCTGTATCTACAGCTAAGATTGCAGCTGACGCTGTAACTGGAGCTAAGATTGCAGATGATGCTATTAATTCAGAACATTATACTGATGGTTCAATAGACACAGCTCATATAGCAGATGCACAAATAACAACAGCAAAAATTACAGATGCAAATGTTACCACTGCAAAAATTGCAGGAGATGCTATTACAAATGCTAAAATAGCTGATGATGCTATTGATAGTGAACACTATACAGATGGATCTATTGATACTGCACACATAGCAGATAGCCAAGTTACTACTGCAAAAATAGCAGATAGTGCAATCACATCAGCAAAAATTAATGATGGTGCTATTGTAAATGCAGACATAAATGCTTCTGCTGCAATAGATGCAACTAAAATTCATGATGGTACAATCTCTAATACAGAGTTTGGTTATCTTAATGGTGTAAGCTCAAACATACAAACACAACTAGATGCAAGAGAAGCATCCAACGCTAGTTTAACAGCAATTGGTGCTTTAGCGACTACAGATGGTAACTTTATTGTTGGAAGTGGATCAACTTGGGTAGCAGAAACAGGATCAACTGCAAGAACATCACTTGGACTTGGATCAATATCTACACAAGCAGCTAATAGTGTTTCTATATCTGGTGGATCTATTACTGGACTAGGAGCACCTTCATCTGGATCAGATGCAGCTACAAAAACATATGTAGATGATCTTGTTGCTGGACTTAAAACTAGAATTATTTGTAGAGCTGCAACAACAGCTAATGTTACATTATCATCAGATTTACAAAATGGTGATACTTTAGATGGAATAACTCTTGCTACTGGAAACAGAGTATTAGTTAAAAATCAATCTACTGCATCACAAAATGGTGTATATACAGTAGTAGCTTCAGGTACTGCATCTAGAGATACAGACTTTGATGCTATTGGAGAACTAGCAGGACAGTTAGTTATTATCCAAGAAGGATCTACTAATGCTGAAAAAATGTTTCTATGTACTACTGATTCTGATGCTTCATTAGGATCTGATACTATTACATTTACAGAAGTACAACCAGCTAATGTTGGAGATGTAACTCTTACTGGAACACAAACTTTAACAAACAAAACTTTAACTTCACCAGTTATATCTGATATTGTATCTGTATCTAATGGAGATATTAATTTAACACCAAATGGAAGTGGACATGTAACAGTTAAAGGTAATGATAATCCAGGTACAATTCAATTTAATTGTGAACAAAATTCTCATGGAGTTCAATTAAAAGGCCCTGCACACTCAGCAGGAAGTTCTGCAGTTTTAACTTTACCTACATCAACAGGAACACTTATTGGTACTGGAGATACAGGAAGTTTACCTTTAGCTGCTATTGATATAGATGGTGGAACTGATATAGGAGCAGATTTAGCTACGTCTGATTTAATTGTAGTTGATGATGGAGCTGGTGGTACG